GCAGGTCTCTATGGAGTGTGATTATGAAGAAGGGGAGTGTTCTATCTGTGGGAAGCGGGTTAAAACCCGCACGGATGATTGTATTCACCTGAAGAAATATAAAGGCAGAGAATATCGCGGGAAGAAGGTTTACGAGATTCTGCACAATATCACATTTACCGGGATAGGACTTTTAGATAAAGCCGGTGCAGATGAGAATGCAAGGATTTTGACAGTAGCAACCCAGCCGATAACTATGATGGCAGGGTATGCAGAAATCAATAACACGGAGGACAGTCATATGTCAGAAAATAAAGATCCCGAAAAAGGCGGGAAGGAAAAGCAGGCAGAGACAGATATTCAGACATCTGACCTTAAAGCGAAATTACAGGAGGAGTCAGAAAAGCTGAAAAGTCTCAAGGTGCAGGCAGACGAGAAGGATGACCGCATCAAGGAGCTTGAGACAGAACTTGAGAAGGCTTCAAAGGAGCTTGAAAAAGCACAGAAAAAGATAGAGGCTTTAGAAAGGGAAAAACAGGCAGCAAAGCAGAAAGCCAAAGCGGAGTCTTTGCTTAAGAAATGGGAACGGATAGGACGTTCGTTTGAATCCGATGAAGAGAGGAAAAAGGAACTGGGTCGTCTTATTTCAATGAGCGAAGAGGCGCTTGGTGCTATCGAGGAGACGGTCACATCATTTGGAACTATGAAGGAAAAATTCGGTGATTCTAATGATGAGAACAATGAACCTGACAGGAAGAAACAGACAAAGGCAGTTCGTAGAGCCAATGCTTTAAATAAACCAGAATCTGTGGATGACGTTGATGTCACCTTAAAGGATAAACTAAAAAGTGGCTTCATGGCTGCTTACGAATCAAGGATAGGAGGATAAGAGATGTCACTTACAACATTACATCCAGGACTGGCGTATGGAGCCGGGACTGCATCAGAGGATTTAAAGGCTGGTGAGTTTGTGAAGCTTACCGGAGCGGATCTATTTAGCAAAGTTACTGATGCAGCAGACATTGTGTTTGGTGTCACGTACAGGGATTCCAAAACGGGGGACTATGTTACCATCTACACCCAGGGCGGTGTTTATGAGACTGAAAACTTTGTTGCCGGTATTGCTGCAGGGGATGAACTTGAGATTGATGTAGCAACAGCTGGGTTAAAGAAAAAAGCAGCTCTTTCTACTGCAGCGACGGTGGCTATTGCAATTTCTGCCACAGCAACTGAACTCAAATTCAAACTGGTGATATAGGAGGTCACGAAAATGGATACAACAAATGTACTGACAAAGGAATATATGGATTCAATGGCAGACTTGATGGGGCAGGCTTTAGAGAGTGATGAAGGACTAAATGCACTTGCTGCTGCTATTTTGCCACCTGTTGAGATGGAAATAGAGCGGAAGGAGATATCGTCTCTTCTGTTAACTCGTCATTCTCTTCCTGCCGGACAACCAGCGAAGTATGTGAAACGAAAAGGGGTGAAAGCCTACTGGATTTCTCAGGAAGGTGAAGCGATTCATTCGGAAGCGAGTAAGGAAGAGGTGGAGTTCCCAATAGTGAGGGTTCACTCGGCACCGATTATCGATGTATCATCTTTAAAGAACGGTAATGTGTGGGATTTAACGGATCTTCAGACATCGGCAGGGAAAGCAATCAGAAAAACCATTGATTCATATACCCTGACAACGCTGTCGGCTTCCATCCCTGCTGAGAACATCATTGAACAGACTGGATCAACTTTAACGGAAACTACACTGAACCAGGCTATGAGTATTTTAGAAGATAAAGAGCTTACGGTTAAGACTCTTTTGATGCGAGGTGCCAGGTTTAATGATTTACGCAGCTGGGATTTAGATCCCCAGACTAAAAATGAGCTTCGGACCAAGGGAGTGATTAAGATATTTGGTGGTGCAAATATTTTAACGACAGCCACAGCAGATATGGATGAGATTGTCATTCTGCCTGATGAGGAGATTGGTAAGATGGCGATAAGACAGAAACTCACAAGTGAGACGGTGAAGCAGACCTTAAAGTTCAGAGTAGGCTGGCTCATCTGGATGGAGATTGCGATTGGGATCCTGCGTCCTGACTTGTGTGTCAAAATCAAACTTGTAGGTTAAAAACCACAAAATAGATTAGGAGAGCAAAATGGTAATATTAAAAAACCATCGACCTGTGCGCTTGATTGACTCTAAAGGTCGTTTCGATTTAAAACCTGGTGAAACTGTTTCGTTTTCAACTGTTCCAAAAGATTTAAAAAGTCTGGTGGATAATGGATATCTCATGGAAGTGAAAAAGAAAAAGGTAGAGGTTAAGGCTAATGATGGTGTTGAAAAAACAGATCCCAGGATTGAGCAGAAAGAAAATACGGTTAAGGATAAAAAACCGAGTAAGCAGAATAAAGGTAAATGACAGTTACCAGTTTCATATCGGAGTTAAAACTGCAGGTTGATGACACTGGAAGCGAATCACTCTTATCTCTCGATCAGTATGCATCCATTGTAACGCGTTCACTTTTAAAGGTGAATTCAACACTTGGTATGAATTATGAGATTACATCTGGTGAAATTACTCCCGATTTATTAACGGATTCTGAGGAATTATTAACGGTCCAATCGCTGGTCTTTATAGCAGAGACCATGCGGGCTAAGGTAGCCAGGAATTTCTCGTTTAAAAGTGGTGACAAGTCGGTGGATAAAACCAAGCAACCATCTTTCTGGGCGGATCTGCATAAGGATTATCTCTCGAGACTTCATGCCCTTACAAAACGGTTGGCACCCCATCTGGATGATGAATCAAAAGTTTTATCTCCAGGCAAGTTTCCAACTCCGGAAGTTTATGAGGTTTCCAGCAATGCTTAGTGTACAGGATAAACAGATGATGCAGACTGATGTGGAAGGTGTGATTATCTCATTTAACAAAATGATGACGGTATATCGAAGTGAGACTCAAAATGCAGGCAGTTTTGCGGGTGTTCATAAAGCAAATGAAATCACTGTTGGAGAATATCCAGTGGAGCAGAAACTACTCTCACCTAAAAAACTTACTGAAATTGGAGCAGATAAAATCATTATCTGTGCAAGTGGTGTAGATATTACCGAAGGTGACAGAGTCGAAATTGAAGGTAAAAGCTACATCGTAAGTCATATCTCTCCTCAGAACGCATTTGGGGTTGTGACGCACTTGGAAGTGAATCTTGAAAAGGTTTTATAGCCACAAAAAGTCACAAAATGCACAAAAGAGAAAAACAAAATGATTGATGTGGAAATAGACTTCAAGGCGATTGAGAAGGCAAGCAAGGTGGTGTCCGGTGTGAGTGAACTCATCTTAAGAGAACTGGAAGAAGGTATGATGGAGCTTTCCACTTTAGTGGACAGGCACGCGAAAGAAAAACTCAAAGAGCACGGTGCTATTGATAAGGGGCAACTATGGAACTCCATTACGATTGTTCCCATCTCGAAAACGGAAATTATTGTAGGGACAAATGTCTCCTATGCAGCTGCTGTGGAGTTCGGGACAAAAGGTCACTGGCTTCATATCGAGTCTACACCAGGTTTTAGAGGATGGCTTACAAGGCATGGAATCGATAAAGAAGAAAAATTAGAATTCTTTTATGTTGAGCCAAAGCCGAGACCTTACATGGAACCTGCTTATAATTTCGGAAAGACAATGGTGCCGTCTGTCATTCAGGATCGGATAAACAATGTTATAAGTGGACTTAAGAACCTATGATTATCCAACGCACATTAGCTGAGTATTTATCGAGTAAAATTACAGGCCTGGCTGTGTTTAAAGACGAGCTGGCATGGCAGGTAAATCCGCAGTATCCGTATATGCTCACCACGTTAACTGGAAACAAACGGGACAGTCTGGGTGCAGGCATAAGGGATTTTCTTGACAGGACAGAAGATGAGAAGATTTACTTAAACGAACAGGCGATAAGATTCACATTCAGAGCCGTATCTACTGAGGAAGAAAATGGGAATGAAATAGTAAGCTCACGGGTTCGAAGTTGTGATGAGATTCTAAGGCAGTTAACAAGGGGAGGTGGAATCACGCTCACCGATTCTGTCACAAATCTTCCCATCAGAATCGCTTATACTGAGTATCAAAGCGAAACGGATATCCAGACAATTACAGATAAACTTCCTGTAGTCTATCAGAAATCCATCACGTATCTCTTTAGAATTGTGGATCCATCTATCATCCAGATTGAATCTGTACCGATGGACAGTCTCACAACCAATATATAAGGAAAGAAATTATGGCAAAGAAAAACACACAATCAAAAATGACCTTCCAGTTCTGGGTAGAACAATATGACATAAAACCTCCTGTGGCTGAAGGTGTCAAAGTTACTAAAGGTATTACAAATACGTCACGTATGACGGAAGACGAATTTAAATCGATGGTAGATGAGTGGCTTTCAGCACCTGTGAAAGGAGAGAGCAATGGTTAGAATTATTCCAGATTCCTATACAGAATATTTATCAGGGAAAGTTATTGTCCCACCGAGCCTTCCTAATGTAGAAGGTAAGATGGGATCAGCGGGTGGTGGTGAGATTGGGAAAGTGTATGTGATAGGTGATAAACAAACAGCTAAAACCATCTTTAAATCAGGTGAATTGCTGCAAGCCTTAGAAGAATCATTTAACGCAGGTGCTTCTCTTATTTATGCACAAAGAATTGGACCCGCAACCCCGGCAGAGATCGTTTTAAATAATTCAACCGGGACGCCATCAATGAAACTTTCATCCAGAGAGCCAGGCACTTATTACAACGGAATAGAAGTGGATGTAGTGGATGCTGGCAGTTCCATTACGCTTACCATATTAAACACTCATACAGATGAGGAGATCAACTTCATCGGGGATAATGTCAATGATCTGGTTGAGGGAATTAATCTAAATCAGTCCTTAGTTACAGCGGAAGTTTTGGGATCAGCCCTGCCTGCTGCACTGTCGCCAACTTTTCTCACAGGCGGGACAGATGGCGAGAATTTAACTAACGGTGATTACATTGATGGGTTAGAGGTATTTGAATCTCATCCTGAGATTAACTGGCTGCATGCGGTAGGAGCGGATACTCTTCCCCTGTGGATTGCCATTACAACGCACTGTGATTATATGATAAGTGAGAACTTATCTGAGAGGTTTGCACTTTTAGATCCACCCAGATTCAGTCCGGTGGATTCAGTTAAACCTACGATTACAGAAATCCAGTCTTATGTGGATACAGTCACAACTATGACAGACACCTTTTCCAACAGAAACGCAGTGGTCATTGCAGGAGAAGGGAAATTTATCGACTCAGATGGCAATGAATACACAAACACATTAACCGCCACGCTTTCAGGTATTCTGGCATCTATTCCATTTCAGAAGTCACTCATCGGTGAGAACCTGTCCACAGTCATTGGACTTTTTCCAGAGTTTAGTCCGGCACAAACCACACAGTTTATTCAGGCTAAAATCAATTTTGGCAGGTTAGAGCCGGGTGTGGGACTGATTGTGGGGCATTCACTTACGCTTACGCCAATGGGAGATACTTACAATCGTATCGAGAAACTTCGGTCCATCTATTATGCAGGAAAACAGGTCAGGCTTACAGCTTTTCCTCATGTAGGAAAACCGAATGATTCTGCTGGTGAAGGTCTTGCACTTCTGGAAGCTGACATCAGGACGCCTCTCGATCAGATGGTTAAAAATAAGCAGATTGATACCTATGAGATAGAGGTGGAATCGGATGATACGATGCGTGCCTTAGGGGAAGTGGTGGTGCACCTGTCAGTGAACTCCATGAAGGCAATGGAGATTATTTTATCCAAAGTAACATTGGATTAGTGTCCACGAATGGCACGAATAAACACGAATAAACAATAATTGAAGGAGAACAGGAATGGCTATTGAAGCATTAGAGGGACTTGTAGACGGTATTGCCGGTAATTCGGTGTCGCTTTTTGTAAACGGTATCAAGATTATGGCACTGAAAAACTTCAACTGGAAAGTGTCTCAGGAAAAATCGGCGTTAACCGGTGCCGGATACGAAAAAGCACACGGTGTCACCCGGTCATTTCACAAGGAATACGAGATTGATTTTGAGGTGAAAGAGATTGCATCGGGTGTTCTGGTAAATGCCTTAGAGACCGCGACGAATATCTTGACTGGAACCAAGCAGTTCAAGATCGGAGATGTGATCGCCAGCGATTTACTGGATGTCCACAACGCCACAATCGTGGTGTTCTATCCTGGTGTGCTTGCCTGGAAGAGTAAAACTTTTACCGGATGTGAGTTTACCGATCAGGAAGGCGGAATCTCTGATGATGGAGAACCGATTGGAATGAAGGTGTCAGGATTTGCACTGGATGCTAAAGGACTATTTTAAAGCAAAAGCTGAAAAAATGAGAGCTGATAAATGAGGACATGGATAATGGATATGTGGCAATTAGGATTCGGGATACTGCAGACGGTGATGCTAATAGCTTTAGGCTGGTTCATTAAGTTGTTAATGCTGTTTCGCAATGACTTAAGGGTACTTGAAGGACGTATCAGTCGTTTAGAAAGACTTCAGGATGTGGATGAAGAGAAGTGGAAAAACATCCGTGAGATTATTGATATGGGGTTCAAACACATCGAGAAAATGCTGAATCGTCTTGAGAAGAAAATAGACAGATAAAATGAATAGCCACCCTGATAGAATATGCTTCGTCCCGATACGGTCATTCTTCCCTACAGGACAAGCATTCCACAGGGCAGGCATAAGGCGCAGAAATCACAGAAATAAAAAGGAAAAATAAAAAATGAGCAATGATAAAAACAAAATCATTGAGGAATTAAAGAGTAAATATCCACAGAAACTGTTTCAGATCAAGATACCCGGGGATGATACTTTGTATATCGCAAGGGAATGCTCCTGGAGCGAGTTTGCACCGTTTGTTCAGACCGAAAATCCATCTGCGGATATGTTACCTGCTATGGTAAAAGCATTTTTAGTCTATCCCAAGATTGATGAGCAGGATTTTGAGTATAACACCTCAGGTAAGTGGGCACCGGGGAAGATTATCACGCTTGCACAGAAGATTCAGGAAGCTTTGGGGTATTCTGAGTCTGCTACGGTTAAACATCTGGGAAACGGGTAAAGGAAGTTCAAAAGACTTCCTATCTGCAGATGAGAGCTGTTATCTGTATGAAATTCCCAGCCTATACTTTTGACATGGTAGATGCTTTGCCACTAAGTAGAGTGTATGAGATTTATGCCTCAGTAAAGTGGCTTTCTGACCAGGAGAAAAAAGCGATAGATGAAGCGAAAAGGAAATAGCCACAAAATGCACAAATATCACAAAAGGATGATGTAATGGCCTTCGGTCAAGGATTCACCCAAGCCATAAACATCAAACTCATGGGTTCTTCCAATTTGAAATCTTCTATGGGGGGTGCTGTAAGTGAAGTTCAAAAGATGAAATCTGCTTTAACTGATCTTCGCTCTGCAGGCTTAAAACTGATGGGTGTGGGTGTTGGGATTTCAACTGCATTTATCGGTCCCGTTGTGCAGGCATCCAAGTTTAACACACAGTTAGTCAGGACTGGAAAACTTGCCGGTGTAGGTGCAGGTGAGATGAAAATCCTGGGTGATGTAGCTATGGAGCTTGGTGCAAAAACGCTTTTTACCGCTCAGCAGATTGCCATGGGTCAGGAAGAGCTGGTTCGTCTTGGATTCGGGATGGAAGTGGTGGGGAATAAAGCAGGTGCATTTGGGGAAGTGTTGAGCTTTGCATCAGCTCACCAGATTGAGATGAGTGAATCTGCACAGATGCTCATTGGAACACTTCGGTCATTTAATCAGCCACTTTCTGATGCACAGAAAGTATCGGACATGTTTTCTACCGTGCTTTCTAAAACAGGATTTTCTTTAGAAGGTCTGACGGAAGCTTTAAAGATGGCAAATACCTCAGTACCTGCCTTTAATCAATCTATCGCAACACAACTTACACTTCTTGGGATACTGGCAAACAGGCAGCAGGGTTCAAGTATTGGTGCAAGGCGGCTTTCAACTGCCATGACGAAAATTTATACCCAGCAGGATAAGATCAATAAACTCTTTGGCTCAAAAACATTCAAGGTCTATGATGAAGCCACAGGTAAACAGAAAAACTTCATTGATGTGATCTTTGACATGAAAAAAGCTATGAAGAGTTTTTCTGAAGAACAAAAAGCGGTTATAATGAAAGATTTGGTGGGTACTATTGGTTTGAAAGGATTAGCACCCTTACTGAAAGCACCTGTGGAAGAATTTCAGAAAATAAATAAAGCTATAAATGAGTGTGCTATCTCTACATCGGGATTTGCTGAAGCGGTGAGAAGAACTCCCAAGGGAATGTGGCTTTTAATGAAGTCAGCCATAAGTGGAGTTACAATGGAGATCGGTCAGCATTTAATGCCGATTGCTACAGCCACCATGAAAATTGTTACAATGCTTTCGGAGAAATTCTTAGGCTTTTTAAAAGCACATCCAGTTTTAGCAAAAGTAGTACTGATCACATCAGCTCTTACAGGTGTTCTGGCAATCTTAAGTGGTGGTCTGTTTCTTACAACGTCAATGATTGGTTTAATGATGACTTTAACGTCAGGACTTACCACATCACTTATAAGTATGGCAGCCACCATGACCGGAACGAGTGTATCTTCTATGACCTTATCTACAGCACTGGGAGTTTTATCTGGAACCCTCTGGTCTATCCTGTGGCCAATTGGAGCAATTGTCTTAGGCGTGATTGCACTTTACAAAGCATGGCAGCATAATTTCTTAGGGTTAAAGGATACGGTAAATGCAGCATGGACGGCGATAAAGCCATTTTTCAACTGGATCGGGAGCATTTTCAAGATCGTATCTAACCTGATCCAATCTTCAATTATAAATCTTAAATCTTCAATCACAGAGTGGTATGCAAATTGGAATAAATCCTTTACCGGCATGAAATCTCCCATTATGGCATTTGCGGGTGTAGTGGCGTATGCGGTAGGTTTTATTGTGGGGATATTTAAAAAAGTGTTCACGAGAGTAAAACCGTATATCCTGCCACTTTTCTCATTTCTTCGTGTAGGATTTACCGGAGCATTCCAGGTGATTGCAGGAATTCTGAAAGTCTTTTTATCTCTGTTTTCTGGGATCTTTCGGATCATTGGAAATATCTTGAAAGGAGATTTCTCTGGAGCACTTACCGCTGTGAAGAATATGGTCAAAGGGGTGTTTGATGGGATTATTGGAATCTTTAAAGGTTTTGGAAATGTTTTTAAAGGCGTTCTGGGGTTTATCTGGACAGCATTTAAGATAACCTTTGTGGGAGCACTTACGATTGTGAAATCTGCTCTATTTGGTATCTGGTCACTTGTGAAAAACGTGTTCTCGTTTTTCTATGGGATGGTAAAGTGGGTGGCAGGTGGTTTAGTGGGATTAGGCAAAGTTATTGTTTCTACTCTGGCTTCTCCATTTATCACAGCCTGGAATATAATTAAAACTGTGTTTTCTCAGGATATTGGACTTGTAGATGGAATAAAAAAACTAATGAAAGTCGTAACCTCTGTTCTTACGACTCCCTTCAGGTTAGCGTTTAATCTCATTGGCAAGATATTTACTATTTCCTCTTGGGGAGACAGTATTATCTCAAAAATCACATCTGTTTTTGGGAAAGTAATTGGGATACTTTACAAACCATTTAGAGAAGGATGGAGATTTATTACATCCATATTCAGCGGTGTTAAATCATTCTTTTCAACTCTATTTACAGGTGCATTTAAAATAGTTTTTACAACAATAACCTCTCCTTTTATTGAAGGTTGGGATACGATTCAATCCATATTTCAAGGGGATATCGGAATCATATATGCCTTAAAGAAAATTGGTTCATCTATTATCAAGATTTTAACCACTCCATTTCGTCTGGCATTTAATCTCATTGGAAAGCTATTCAACATCTCAAATTGGGGTGATACTATCATCTCAAGACTCACTTCTGTGTTTGGAAAAGTGTTTACCATTTTAACCAAACCCTTTAAAACAGGCTGGAATTTTATCACATCACTTTTCAGTAGAGTAAAATCATTCTTTTCATCTCTGTTTAGTGGTGCATTTAAAATAGTTTTTACAACGATAACCTCTCCTTTTATTGAAGGTTGGGATATGATTCAATCCATATTTCAAGGCAATATCGGAATCATATATGCCTTAAAGAAAATTGGTTCATCTATTATCAAGATTTTAACCACTCCATTTCGACTGGCATTTAACCTCATAGGCAAAGTATTTAATATCAAAGGCTTTGGTGATACCATTATTACAACTCTGACTTCTGTATTCGGGAAAGTTGTAAGTATTATCTCTAAACCGTTTCAGAAAGGGTGGGAGGAGGTAAAAGAAGTATTTTCTCGTACGGATAGTTTCTTCACATCTCTTTTTTCACCGTTTTTCAAGTGGCTTTTATCCAGCTTTAAATCTGTTGGCAATACCATCTCTGGTGTGTGGCTATCTGTTACAGGTGTTTTTACTTCTTTTATCGATGGAATTATTTCTGGAATCACATCCATCGTTGAATTTATCCCCACTGCATTTAATAGCATTAAAATCACAGCACTAACCATCTTTGGTGGCATTGGGAAAACAATCACAGGCGTATTAAGTGGAATAAAATCGATGTTCACTTCTTCAATTAACTCCGTGATTGAAAAGGCTAACTCTCTCATTGATAGTGTCAACAGCGTGACAATAAAGGTCGGGATTCCAGCTATACCCGAGATACCGAAACTTTCAATAGGTATTATGGAAGTCCCGCAGGATATGCTGGCGGTTATTCATAAAGGTGAAGCGGTGATTCCTGCGAGTCAAAATCCGTTTACCACACACTCAAATCTCACTCAATCTGTCATAAATAACACAGCTTATAACCAGCAGCAATCTAAAACAGTTTATGTAGATAGAGCTGTAAAAGATAATACTATTCATATCTCAATTGATGGTGGAAACCCCGAAGATTTTAAGTCTAAACTTTTGGAAGTCTTTGAGGATCTGGCAGGTAAATCTGAATCTTTAGAGGTCACCATCCCATGACCTTTATCAGTGAAATTAAACCTGTAAAAAGTAACAACGCGTACATGGATGTCTCTTTAGGCGGGATCATTTTACCTGTGCCACCTAAGGCAATGAAAATCAAACAGTCCATGAAGATTGATGAGATAGAGATTCCAGGAAGAAGTGGAAAGGTTAAACAGCCTATCGGGTATGAGGATGCTCAAATCACTCTCACGCTTGAGATTCCCGCTATCTATGAAAATGGCAGGATAATAGAAAATGCACCGGAGAGATTTCAGACGATTCAAAATCTTTTCAGAGGACCGAAGGATACAAAGCCGGAAGCGGTGGATATTACTTCAACTCTCACAAATGTCTGCGGGATAAGTCAGGTGCTTATTAAAGCGATGGAAGTAGCTGACAGCCAGATGGACCTTGTGACAGTTGTTATGACACTTACAGAGTATGAATCGATTGAAGTGCAGCTGCAATCACAGGCTCAGGAGATAGAAGCTAAGGCAGAGGCTGAGGTCAAGGGGGAGGAAGCGATTCAAGGTGATGAATATCTGTCAGAAGCTTTAGGAGAACCGGAGAATGATTATTTAGCAGATCAGTATGAAGCAGGTAAATCTGATGCTATGGGTGGAGAATATGAAGGTGAAACCCCGGGTGAAGATGTAGATGGATAACCGCCCTGATGGAATATACTTTGCATTCCACAGGGCAAGCAAAAATGCACAAAACACACAGAATAATAAAATGGCAAAAAGGACACAGAGAATTTTCCTTCGTGTTTCTTAGCGATCTTGGCGGCTAATAAATATGCAGTATCCGAATATAAAAGTAACAGCAAATAATCAGGATATAAGTTCTGTGGTGATGCGGTTTGAATATTCAAGCGGGCTCTATGGAGGGATTGATTCAGTAATATTATTATTCAGGGACATAGAAAATGTTATTGCACCATCACTATCTGCTGGCCAGACCATCATTATTCAATGGGGTTATGATGAAAATTATGATGATTTGTTTGAAGGCGTGATTACAAATATTCACACAGACAGGGAAGACGTATTAATTAAAGCTCTGGACTATTCTGTGGGGTTTAATTCCAGTTTTATATCTCAGACATTTATCGAAGAGACAGCTTCAAATATTCTCTCATCAATACTGATAGATTCCGGTCTCACACTTGAGATAGAACAGTCAGATTTTACATACAAGGTTTTCCCGATCTTTAATGAATCTGCATTTTCTGTATTGCAGAAGGTTACCAAGGATATTTCAGACCATACAGCTGTTCCACAGATATTTTATACACGTGGAAAGTCTTTTATCTGGAAGGCACTGGATACATCTATTTCACCAGTGATGGAGTTTACTACCGGTGATAACATTATCGAATGGGTGGAAGGAAGATGCTTAACCACACTTATAGTGCCAGTGTTTATTGGTGATGTGGTTACAATAAATGAATCTGATTTTCTGGTAGAATCTGCTTCGTACAGATGGGAGACTGGTGGAAGGACTGTGTTAGGGGTGTCAGGAATATGATTGAAGCATATCTAAAGAAAATTATCGAACGCATAAAGCCAGACATCACATCATATGTGAAACAACCCATCAGAGGAAAAGTGGTGGCTGTTCAGCCGGATACGTATACCTGTGATGTGCAGCCGGAAGATGAAACACATCCTGTTATCCCTGCTGTAGAGATTTTAACTGTCTGGGCAACACCCACCACAAGACTTTTGGCCCTACCCCAGGTGGACAGCATCGCGATTGTGGGCTTTTTAAATGGAGATCCAACAAAACCTTTCATTCAGGGGTTTATATCTGAATCTGGCTTTGAGAACCAGTTCTTAATTGAGAGTGAAACATCTAGAATCTTTTTAGATAATGATGGGACGGTCACGGTGGAAAGTGATGCGGAGGTAATTGTGACTAGTCCTAAAGCCACTGTGAACTCATCTGAAATCTTTCTGGGGGAATCTGCATCAGAGCAAGTTATTAAGGGCAACATATTTCAGAGTTTATTTAACGCTCACACGCATGGAACAGGTGTGGGTCCATCCACACCACCCATTCAGGCTTTAACAGGAACAGAACTATCAGAGGTAGTCAAATGCGCATAAGTCCACATTTTCATTTAGAAGAGTTCACATACTCTAAGACTGCTAAAGAAAAAGGGATTTATAATACACCCTCTGTGGACGAGATTAAAAATCTCACTTCCCTTTGTAAAAGTGTTCTAGAACCTATCAGACAACATTTTAATAAATCCGTATATATTACCAGCGGGTATCGCTCAAAGAAATTAAATAGGACAATCGGTGGATCGAAATATTCACAGCATATGAGGGGTGAAGCTGCGGATTTTGTGGTTAAGGATACTACTGTCGGCACAGTGTTCGATTACATCATCCACCACAGCATTCCCTTTGATCAATGTGTATATGAAAAGCGAGGAAAATCTGAATGGATTCATATATCCTTTAGGAGAAACAGACGGGAAAAATTAAAAGCTATACCAGATGAAAATGGGAGGATGATTTACCATGCCGTTAAATAAATCAAGTTTGGAATCAGCAATTAAGACTGCACTTGAAACATCAGAAGAGAAAACGGTGGATGAGACAGCTGATGCGATTGCTACAGCTATTGATGATTACTTAAGATCAATGACGATTACGGTAGCTGGAATCACAACAGCAGGATCGCCTTCAGCACAGGTTCAGACAGCACCGGTCATTGCAACGATCTCATAGCCACAAAAGGCACAGAATGCACAAAATTGAAAATAAAGAAAGGATAAGAATATGTGGAAATATCTCATAACAGTTGGTCAGGTTGCCTTTAAATACCGAACTATTGTCAAGGAGACAAAGGAAGTGTATGTCAAATATCTGGCAGCAAAGAAGGATGGTAAAATCACAGTGAAAGAAATGCGAGCCATCACCAATGAAGTTTTTGATGTGGTGGGAGTATTGATTCCAGCACTGAAAGAGATAAAAAGGTAATGCGTGATTGAAATAGCAAACTGGGTGGCAAACTTCTTTCTTTTAGGGTTGGGCTTAATCTTTTCAGCTATTGGGCTGATTGTTTTATTGGGACTTTTAGCTGGAATTAAGGATTTATTCCGTCGCCTTATCATACCAAAGAGTAAAGAAAAGTCGAATGTGGGCTAATGTAGGCAGTTAGAATTATGCCATTTTTAGGAAATGATCTAAAAATCGATGAATCTGGCGATCTTAAGCTGAGTTCCTCAGGTGACCTGGACGTCATTAAAGGTGATGATTGTTTACTTCAGGATGTTCGTCACCGTCTGGAATCTTCTTACGGGGATCTGTTCGGTCATGAGGATTATGGTTCGCTGTTATTTCAATATTTAGGTCAGCCTGATACAGAACTCAATCGTGCTTTAATCAAGCG